GCACCTTTGGATAAAAGTGTTATTTATGAGATGTTGAATTGGGTAAGAGGTAACTCTGTTGACTCTATTTTTCTTTTAAAAACTAATATAGAAACAGCATTGTGTGAGATTAGTTTACATGGTCTTATTGAATATAATAACTTTGTTGCACTTTTGCGGTCAAATAAGAAAATTATGCAAAGAGTTAAACCTTTTATACCAACTTATGGGGAGATACGTAGCAAAATTGAAAATATGGATGCTATGGGCGGATTTTCCGCATAACATATTAATGTGATCTTGCATACTAGAATAATTTAGTGATGTAAAATTTAGTTTGTATTGCTATTAATATAGAAGGTGGGTTATTTAACCTTACTTCCAGGATGCCTTGAAAGCAGCCCTTTTAAAATCCAGGAACCATCACTCGACTATATATTATAAGTGACGTATATAGTTTAAATTAATCACTTGCTGAAAATACAACAAATAATAATACCTCAGTTGCAGGGTTAAATGTAACAAACGATGATAATTCACAACGTAATGATAATAAACAAATTCTTTCTTTTCAAAATCAAGGACAAGAAGTAGCTGATCAAGCTTTAGCTCTTAATGTTGATCTTCCACAATCATATTTGGATATGACTATAGCTCAAGATAAAATACATACAATTAACACATTTTTAGAACGACCTGTTCGTATATGGTCAGGTCAATTTGCGCATACTGATGCTCAATCAGATGTATTATTTACTGGTACTTTTCCTGATTTATTGTTATCAGATCCTATGTATAATGAAAAAGTAAGAGGTTTTGTAGGATTAAGAGCTAATGTTGAAGTAACAGTACAAATTAACGCACAGAAATTTCAACAAGGCCGTTTGCGTTTACAATATATACCTTATCAACGTTATTTGGTTACTAAATCAAATATGATAAACGCTACCTTAACTGGACAAGTTTCTTGTCCAGGTGTTGATATAGATATATGTGGTGGCTCTGATCCTCAATCTAGAGTAGCACAAGCTACTTTTGTTATTCCTTATGTATCTCCTCATACATATATTAATTTGATAAAAGGACATGGCACCATGGGTCAAATCAATTTATTTGTATATAGTCCATTAGTATCAGGTTCCTCCGAAGCAGCAAATTGCGAAGTTACTATTTGGGCTAGATTTATTTCACCCAAGTTAGCTTTTCCAACAAGTGCAGAGTTATATGTTGCATCAAATTCACGTCGTCATTATGCACAAGTGCGTGGTGAAGCTAAGAAGCTTAAAAGTACAGGAGTTATATCTAATACATTAGGTCAAATAGCTGAAACATTAAGTACTGCAAAAAAGATACCAATAATTGGACAATATATGGCTATTCCAGAATGGCTTGCTAGAAGTGGTGAAGCTTTATGTAAATTGTTTGGATGGTCTAAACCCACTATGCCAATGGATGTTAAACTTCGTACCACAAATTGTATGTCGAATTATAATGGAAAAGATTCTAGTCATAAAATGGCTTTATCCGCAGATAATGAAATAGATACTCCAAGTGGTATAGGTGGGTCAGATTTAGATGAAATGGCATTGAGTTCAATATTTAAAATTCCATCTTTTTGGCAGCAGTTTTCATGGTCAACTAGTAACACAACAACAGATCAAATTTTATGGAAAGATTCCATTAATCCTTTAAAAATGTCAGCTATAAATGGAACAGTAAATGGTATATCTATGACACCTGTTGGTTATGTTGCTAATTGTTTTGGATTATGGAGAGGTTCCATGATATATACTTTTAAGTTAATTAAAACTGGTTTTCATGCTGGTAGGTTAAGAGTATTTTATGTTCCGTATGAAGATGCTGTTAATTTAGTGGTTGGTTCTGCTCCATCTAATGAGATTGAAAAGAATTATCAGATAGTTATAGACATTGAAGAGAGTGATACATTTACTTTCAAAGTGCCTTATGTAGCAACTAAGCCATGGTTTAATACCACATCATTAGGTGCTGCTTCAGAAGATTTAACAACATCTACTGGATATATAGTAGTAACAGTTTTGAATGAACTTCGAGCTGTAAGTACTGTTTCACCCACAATTAATATTTTGGTAGAGGTCTCAGGAGGAGATGATCTTACTTTCGCTTGTCCACAAGCACCAACATATTTACCAGGTGTTCCTACACCAAATCCCCCACCCAGACAAACAAAAGCAATTGTAGATAATCGTACACATTATGCACAAGTATTAGGTACTGCTGTTGAAGTTCCTCGTAATGAAGCACAATTATTGTATGATCCTGAATCTATAAGTGCCTTAGATCCGCTTACTAATTGGTCACCAGAAGCGCATTGTATAGGCGAAAAAATTGTTTCTGCTCGTCAGTTAATTAAAAGAACAAATTATATTGGATCTATTGTAGAAAATAGATCTAATGAAAATAATGCAGCAACTGGCGAAAATCTCAATACTTTAGGAGTTATTAATCCATATGGAATGAATTATTCTTCTACAATTTCAGGCATAGATTATATGAGTTACTTTAGTTATTTGTATTCTTTCTTTAGAGGAGGAGTACGTATTAAAATAGCAAGTATTTCGCAAAGTGCCAGTGGCCCACTTATTTCAAGTGAAACGCCATCCGGAATATGGATGTCAAAACCATATTCCAATTCTAACATATTTGTCAAAATGTTTAATGCATTAAATCCATTAATGACTGCTATCATTAATAGGACTAATCCGTTAAATAATATAATAGGTAAGGTAGGATGTAATGGTTTGCAATTTGCAGGAGGTAGTATAAACTCCAATGCAAATATGCATCCAATTTTTACGAATGCTAGTTCATCTGTTGTTGTTTCTACAGCAATAGAAGGTATAACTGAAGTAGAAGTTCCATATTATAATTCTACACATATAACACCATGTATAGATAATGGAACTACTACAACTATGTTCCCAGTTTTATCAATGGCTGAAGCTGAAGGTGCTTATCCTTTACCTATATTGGTATTTGGTACTATTCCATATAATACAAATTTTCAGATAGCAACTGCTGTTCCAACTGCTTATGCAACCATGGAAATGAGCACAGCTACAGCTTTTCATATTTATCGCCAAGCTGCTGACGATTTTAGTTTTCATTATATAATGGGAATTCCTACCATGATTGAAGAATCAACTCCCTCAGACAATTTGTTTACTCCTGCTGTTCCATAAGAATATTACAGTATTTTTATGCAGTTTGAGTTTATTTTATACCCGACCCGTCAACAAAACCCAGACGATATATACTACAACTCCTTAAGAGTTTTATTTTAAATAATTAATATTAAGATATAAATAATTATAGACGTATCACCATCTTTACGGTGAATACTTCAAATCAATAAGCAGCTCTTTCGGGG